TTCCCAGCGTCCGGCCAGCTCCTCCATCGCTTTGAACTCACACGCCCGTTTCCCGTATGTTCCGGCGAAGAGCTTGTACTGCGACACGCTCATATAGGCCAGATTCGCCTCTCTGCTGTAGTAGTTGTCCTCGTTCAGTTTCATGAGCGCCATGCCGCGTCACCTCACAGTTGCGTAATGTCCACTTCCTCCGGCTCATCATCATCAGCGGGCTTCCGCGTATCGTCCGACGCGGCTTCCGTGGGCGGATTTTCTGTGGCGTGAGGCTTGCCGTTCTCAGGCGGCTGGGGCGTCTCCTCGACCGCCGCGCCTTCCGGCGTATCCTCCACGACCTGCCCCTCCACGGCGAACGGGTCCTCGGCGGCGATGAACTCGCCCTGACTGTCCGCGTAAGAACTCTCCCCGGAGGCGTCGTAGACTTTCTGGTCATCCTGAATCGCCCGCTGCACGTCGATGGACAGAATGCCCCACCTGCTCAGGAGCTGTTTCAGGACGGTCTTCCGTGCCATAGCGTCAAAGTTCGAGGACCATAGGCTCGTCTGTCTGCCGAAGCGCAGGTCGTTCTGGTAGGACTTGCTGTACTTCCGGGCGTGATACTCCACTTCGGCTCTGCTCATATACAGCTCCGCCGTGTATCCGCTGTGAAGGCGGAACCATGCGTAGTAGCCGACAATCTTACCGAACTCCCCTTTTGCCCGCTGGGAGCATTGGGAGAAATCGTTCACGAACTGGCATTCTCCGGTAATGGGGTTATATCCGACAAACTCATCCTCGTACACATCGGAACAGTTAATCTTCTGGTACTCATGGGAACGAATGGCGAGCTGTACGAACCCTTTGTACATCATCTGGAATTGGGCTACGCTCACTTTCGTCCACTGTCCAGTCGCCGGGTCTTTGGCGCTGTTTTTGTACGGCACGATTGCCGCAAATCCGAGGTTGCCGTCAATCGGCAGGTCGTAGGTCGCCGCGACGAACGCCGCCGCCATAATGGAGTTCGGGTCGCATTCCAGCAACTTGCCGGAACCGGACACCACGTTCACCAGCGACGCCGTGAACTGCGCGGACTTCTTGCCGAGAATAGCGTTGAACCGCTCTTTGACGGAGCCGCGATTCAGCAGGTTCTTCACGGCGCGTAAGTTCTCCTGCCGCTTTACTTCTTCGAGTTCCCGCTGATTCGGCGCGGCCATTTCATTTCCTCTGGGCATTTCAATAACCTCCTTGCGCTGTGGAGAGACGCTCCCCAGCAGTTTCCAGCAGTTCCTTCATGGTCATGTCCTCCAGACAGCCCATGCAGACGGGGCCTTTCACGCTGTCCAGATACTCGTCCCCGTCAAAAATTCCTTCCCCGCACAGTTCGCACGTCAGAACCGGAACGGGGTCCGGCGCGTTCGGACATCTGGGGTCGTGCGGGATATGTCCGCAAATCTCACATCCATACATAACTTTCACTCCCACATTCGCGGTTTACGCGTTCCGGCGTTTCGCGGAATCGGTCTCCAAGACCGCCAGCATTCCGTCCATATACGTCCCAATCCGCTCCCGGCAATCGGAAGGCAGAAGGCGCAATTTGTCGAGGAAAGCGCGTTCACGGGCTTCTTTTCTCGACGGCGCGGAGCTTTCTTTTCCGGTAATCAGGTAATCCAGCGACACTCCGAAATACGGAGCCAGCTTGGACAGAGCCTCAACTCCCGGACTTGCCTTCCCGTTTTTCCAGTCAGTGAAAGACGAACTGGACATCTTCAGCTCCGTCGTAACTTGTCTCGCGTTGACGCCGCGCTCCTCCATAAGCGCGAACAGTCTCTCAAGAATCGGATTCATGCTACCACCTCATTCATCGTAATGCGCGTCGCGTCCTGATACGGCGCGGTGAAAATCCCAAGGTCAACGCCTTCCATAGCGGATATTGCCGCGTCAAGCTCTTCCTCGTTTCGGACGCCATACTCTCTTGCGAGGCGCTCCATCATTTCGGCTCGGCTCATCATACGCATCCCTTCAAGACTTTTTCTCCGATGAGACGCAGTTCGCTGAGAATCCGCGACAAATCGTCCGTCATAGCGAGTACGGCCTGAAATTCCGGCCTCTCGGTTTCATCGACTTTCCCATCGGCGGCAATCTCAATCAGAGCGGTTCGGATGTCATCCAGCCTGTGATTGTCGAACTCTTTCAAAAAGCGCAACGCGACGCTTTCCAGACAGCCGATTTGCGTCGCTATCGGCAGACGCTTTCCAATCGGGCATTCCGTCCGGCAGTACAGCGTTCGCAGTTCCGGGCAGTTGTAGAGTTCGGCCATCTGGTCAACCTTGTCAACAGGCACGACTTTGGTATTTCCCAGTTCGTAATCCGCCACGGTGGAGGGCGACACACCGAGCAGTTCGGCGGCTCCTTCCCGGCTGCATAGCCTCGCGTCCTGTTTTGCGGCCTCTTTCCGAGAGCGAAAGTACACGTTTTCAACCTGTTTCGTACAGCCATTTCCCATTTCGCTCGCCGCCTCCTTGCGATATAATTCCAATCACCAGTTGGAATAGGCCGTGTTCGGGACGTTCAGAATATCGCTGATGGCCTGAGCGCTCGGAGCCGCCCGGACGCGTTCGTTGACAACGGCGGACGTGTACTCCCGCGACTTTCCGATTGCTTTGGCGAGGTCGCCAATGTCCCAATCGCGCTGAATCAAGGCGATTTTCACGGCTTTCGACCATTCAGAATAACGGCGGCGCGTTTTCTCCTGTTTTTCCGGCATTATTTTTCCTCCTCTCGTTTCTTTACAAAACCATTGTCTTGTGTTACTATTCGTTTGTGTCGCGGAATTTGTGATGGTTCTGTATGTTTCTAATTATAACTGGAAAACAACAGAATGTCAATAGGTTCCGCTGGAATTTTTTAATTTTTTTGAGGTGGTACTATGAATCCGATTCTTGAACGTCTGCACGAACTGATGCGCGAGCGCGGCACGAACGCCAAGCGCGTCTGCGAAGAGCTGGAAATGTCAAACTCCGCCTTCACGGACTGGAAAAAGGGCAAAGCGAAGCCCGGTGTGGAGGCTTTGACCAAGCTGGCGGAATACTTCAACGTGACCCTCGACTACCTGATTCTCGGCAAAGAGGCTGCTCCAGAGCCGGACGCGCCTCCGGTCGTGGTGGAGCGCGTGGTCTATGCCGGACTGGACTCTTCCAGCCCTGCGGACAATGAACTGTGCGGCAAGTTCCATCGGCTGTCGCCTGAGAATCAGGGCAAGGTCATGGCCTATATGGACGGAATGCTGGCGGCTTTGCCGCTCCAAACCTCCCAGAACGCGCAAACCGTGAAAGACGACGCGCAGTCCGCAGGGAAGCCGGAACATCGTCCGGTTTCCATTGAGGAAGCTGGGCAAGAATGCGCCGAATCAGCTCTCAAATCCGCGTGAGCCGCCGCGTTATCGACTTTCGGAAGGAGTGAGAATATGTATATCGGCAACGAGCCGTTGAGCGTGGGCGGTCACGACATCGCGCTGACCGTCAATGACTTCTGGCGCTGGTCTTTCTCGGATTTCTCCGACTTTTCCACCCGTGACGCCTTCTCCAAATTTCTGGTCGCCTCGTCTCTGGGTCTGACCGCTGACGGCAACGCCCGTCAGCGTCGTGTCCGCAACCTGCTCTGGTCTCCGGCAGGAAGCGCCGGAATCAGAATCAGCGTCAGAACGGCGGCTTACGTCCAGTCCGGCGAGGCGGAACATCCTGACCATATCATTTTCGTCATTCCGAAAAAGCCTGACTGCGACGCCTGCCTTTTTTGCGTGTTCAAGGGTATGACGGACACTGAATCCCCGTTGAATACCGATTTGTGGGACTTTTACGCGCTTTGTTTCGGAGCCTTGGGTGGGAGTGTGTCCGGGAGCGGGTATGTCACGTTACCGGCGCTTATGAGCCTGAATCCGGTCTGGTCGGACTACTACGGAATCGGCGACGCCATCAAAAAGACGCTGACGGCCCGGTAAGGCGGTCAGCGTCAAAAGGAGGCGTTCATATGGCGGAACAGAGCAAAATGGCGAGAGTTGCAATTTATGTCCGCGTATCTACGCT